AGTCCGCGCTTTTTGATGGTCATGGCGACCGAATTCAACTTCTCTCCGGCTGGGGCGGAAATGGTACCAGACTCAAAAATGAGCTGGGGTCTAGGGACATCCTTAGATGCTTCGCAGTGATGACAATCGCATCCAACCTCCGGTTTCTTGCAGTAATGGGCGGCTTGGTAAGCTGAACCACGGCGAGGTTCCCAGTGTGCCGTCCGATGTAGCTTCTTTAAAGCTTTCAGACGCTGTTTGATGGTAAACTGGACAAATCCTTGTAGATGAGGGGTCCCCTCTTCTCCAACTTCCAGTTGAAATACAAGGTAGTTGTATTGAAAACTTTTAACACGTTCGTGATCCCTGCGTCGGGGATTGTTGATGGTGAAACACCAATCATGGGCAGGTGAAGACTGCCTGGGCATAACTCAAAAAGTGTTGAGTTCTGCAGGGCTGGGTAATACTGTCCCAGCCCTGCGTACGCGCGATAAACGCGGGAAAAAACCGGAACCGGATTTACCATCTATATCGAGATGGTGCACCGGAAAAGGTTTTAGATGGTAAGGACGCTACGGACCTTCGGCCCTCCGCTTTGTTGATTTTTTATTAAAAACAACCGCATTACATACTTACTGATTCCCCTGAACCCTAACCCACGTTATGGCCGCTACAGTGGGGCCCCTGCTCCGCTGCGCTCCGCTCCCCACCTCCGCTAATTAATTCTAGAGCGATTTACTCAATCGGTGTAACGCAAACGTGCGTGAGCGGTGATATCCGCTGTGGAGTTCGCCTGATCGGTTACCGAACGGAAGATGCAATAGAGGGCACCCGTCGAAATGTCGGCAATGGTCATGGGTGCGCTCTGGCCTGAGTACACAGACTCGAGACTCTTGCATTTGACATACTCGTCAAAGGGGACCTGGAAGATACCAGAGGGTCCGGCACCGAAGGACACAATGTTTTCCGCTGTCGGGACGATGTTCACATCTCGGAGGACCTTAAACCGGTCGAAGTTATCATACCTGGGAGGGCAATGGATGTGGGGACATCCTTCCGCTCCGGTTTGATCAGTGATACCGAATATGGTATCAAAGGCGGGAATCGCTGCTCCGGATGGCTGCTTGTCCCAGACAAGGATCATTCGCACACAGGTGTCGTTGTGCACGCCGGTGGCAAAAGTAGGCGTAAAGTTGAACTGGATACGTCCAACCAATCGGACAGACTTGATATGAGTCTTCTTGCCGATGCGGTTCCAGGAACCAGTACCGGTCTGAATGAGGTTCAGCACCGAGGTAAACGAATTGGTATTCGTGGTAGAATCTATACCGGTGGCCGTAAGGCTGGTATCCATTCCTTTCTTGTCGAGCTTAGCACGACCAAGCACTTGACGCCTTGAAGCAGCTGCTCGTTGAGCAAGGTAATCACCTCGGCGAACAGCACGAGGAGCAGTCCTAGTAGGAGTACGTGTTGCACGAGCCAATCTCTCTCGAGCATAGGGACTAAAGCGGGGCTGTCGGCTGCCCATGTTTGCCAAGAAATGGGAAGCGCGAATTTATTTCCTAATTAGGATCACGGTAGGGCGCAGGTAGCGCTCCGATAATTTCTCGCAGTGCTAAGAAATGAGCGAGGAAGAAATTACGAAACCACACAAACATCCAGTACACACTTACGTTGATCGTGGTTGTTCTGATTCATCGGAGGATGGAGAATCTCTGGATGCATCAGAACTTGATGAACTTGAAGAGGGGCTAAGTACGGCAGAGGCCATGGAAGGTCACCCTTCCTAATTTGATAGCCATCTTCGCAGAAAAAGATGATGTTGTCGATGCGCCGATCGAACGCTTGCCAACGGTCAAGCTCGGCAAACAACTTTGGATACCATTCGTGGGGTGCACGATTCGAGGTGAACACAATGTGATGTGTTAGGAGTTGATGGAAACCGCCTTTGGTATGGACCTCCATGGGGTAACGATCACAAACCCGTAGCCAGGTTGTGTAAGGCATCTGACCATAGAAATCGTCCAAAACGAGGGTCTGGTGAACGTCGGGACGATAGTCCCCAAAGAAGAACTGACCACCCTTCACGGGATAGTCAGCCTGCACGTAAGGCGAAGGGCCCATCATGGCGAACCGAGTTTTTCCGGAACCTGGCTTCCCGTAGAAAACTGAAACGACAGGACGCCAATCTCGACGAGGCGAATAAAAAGTAGCCAACGCTTGCATTCCTCTAGTCATACCCATGTAATGGGTGGGGTAGGCTTCCACGGCAGCGCTAAGTCCGCGCTTTTTGATGGTCATGGCGACCGAATTCAACTTCTCTCCGGCTGGGGCGGAAATGGTACCAGACTCAAAAATGAGCTGGGGTCTAGGGACATCCTTAGATGCTTCGCAGTGAT